GGGCCTTTGATAACACTGTTGTCAAATCAAAAACCTCCGAACTTTCCTAGAATTCACTAGTACTATACTTGTATTGGTCGAATGGAACGTTCAACCATTTCCGGAAAGGATTCCGGTGGGAAGCTCTTGGCACAGGAGCTTCTTATGGATAAATTTTTTGTGCAAGCCGAAACTAGGTGTTTCGGAAGTGGTGTACTTCGCACCCCGGGATTGCTGCTACAAGCAGAGCGATCTCGAATGGGGTTCAATTTATGGATCTCATTGATTAGAGCGCAGGCACAGGTATTGTATTTTCATAGGGCGAAATCCCAAGTGATTATGCAATTTCTCGAAGATATGTTTGTGTTCATGTGTGATGGTTCCCCTACGGGAGTCCCTACATATGGATACAAATACTTTTACGATTTGTGCAAATACCTAAGTGTGTGCCATAAAGCACATTTGGTAGCGCGGCGGGGAGCTGATTTCAAGAGGGTAACTTCTGATCTCAGTCCTCCCTTTAGAGGCCGGATTTTTAAATATTCAGGTTCTAGTTTTGGGCGCTGGGCGAAAGCTCGGTTCCTCTCAATTATACCCGAAAATGTTTCTTTGTGGGATTCATTCTTCAAAGCAAAGGCAAGCTGCGATTTAATCGACGGCAGTGTCCAGCTAAGAAGTTTGATTTCTCACTCCGAGAAAATCTCGACCTCATCTCCGTGTTCGGAGGAACTTGTGAATGAGGCTATCAGCTACGTTCGACCTCTCTTGGAAGAGTTATCAAATAAACTCGGTGAACAATTGTCCACTGAAGAGTTTGAGAAATTATCCAACTTGAGTGTCCCGCAGATGAAGGCCTGTTACGAGAACCCGATTAAATTCGGTGGTACATTAGGACACCTAGTGAATGAGCTTCTACCTAGCCATTCCGTCCCTGCAGAACCCAACGGTGAAAATTTTGTTGGTTTTTACATTGAATGCCTATGCTGCGAAGAAAAGATCGCCAAGGAGAACATCGATGCAGATCCTCTGTATTGTTGTCATCTCTGCGGTGTATCAGTTCTAGACTCCCACAACGATAAGTTCGGAGCCGAATCGCAGTACAATTGGCTACAGTTGTTTGAACCGAAGAATATCAACTACGCGTTCCACACAGCAGGTGTCGGTACCGTGAACATGGACTACAGTTTGCGCAAGACTGGCCTGGGGAGTGACGCCGTCACTGAGCCTGAGATCGAGTCTGTCGTGTATCACGAAAAGGTGACACAAGATGGACAAAATCATGGATTCAGGGTCGACGCCACGGTCAGTCACGCGCCTGAGAGGGCAAGCTTCATAAATAAATTGTTTGAAGCCGCAAGCCCATTTATAAACGGCCAAGTCGATGACGAAGGTAATTTGGAAATCCCAAATATAAAATGTAAGGTGGTCGGCATCCCGGAACCTCTCAAGGTCCGGGTCATCACGAAAGGTGAGGCCATTCCATACTACATTTCAACTATTTACCAGAAAGCCTTAGCAGCGATCATTAAAGAATATCCCTGCTTCCGACTTCTAGGGCGTACCGTTTCGCCCACAGACCTTTACGATATTGCTAATAACCTCCCTAAATGGGACTTGGAAGGCAATCTCGGATGGGCTTCATCTGATTTTACTGGTGCCTCAGACGGTTCACATCAAGAAATTAATAATGCGATTCTTGAGATATTGATATCCAAGATCGATCCTAGGTTAGCTAGTGTAGTTCGAGCGTGCAATGCACCGCACGTCGTGGAATACACCCCAGCAACACCACTGGATTACCTGCATTACCTCCTTGACGAGGGGAACATTACGGCCGACACTTGTTACTATGTGTCTCGCCTTTTTAATCCTACGTCAGGCGTGGTTTACTTGAAATACCTAAAGAAGCACAAGTTGTTGATCGGAAAGTACAAAAGTCTGCCCCAGAGGGTTATGCAACAGCAAGGGACGTTGATGGGTTCAAAAACCTCATTTCCTCTTCTCAGCATATACGTCCTTGTGGCACACGTCATGAATCTACGGAGGCTGGGCGACGAGCGTCCCCTCTGGCTCTTAATGAAAGGCGTTCTCATCAATGGGGACGACCGTTTGACGATTAGTACATCATCAACAGAAATTAACTTCGCAAGCACTTGTATCGAGCTTGGGATGTCACTGTCTCCCGGAAAGTCTTTTTGGCACGAAACATTCGCCAATATAAATTCGAAAAATTATATTTTTGACTTCTCCCGTAACATTTTGAGACTTGACGGTATTCCGTATCACATGCCGTTTGGTTGGGACAAAACTAGTTCCAGACTCAAGACATCACCAAAATTTGTTCCCTATTTGAACATTTCTCTCATCAACGATCAACGCAAAGTTGCCAAGGCGGCAGAAGAAAAAGTGGAAGGTCCTCGGCACGTCGCCGTTATAAATCCTATCCTTGAATCCTGCCATAGCAACAGACAGCAGATCGCTGTGCTTGCCTATTACCTTGAGCGCTGGTCCCCAGCGCTTAAGAAGGAGTGTCTCGGGCGAAACTTGTTTGTTTCCCACGGACTCGGCGGATGGGGGGTGGTTCCTCCTGTCGGCTGGGTCTGGCACGCTACACTCGCCCAGAGAAAGCTGGCTGCTGTCTTGTTCGACAGTCAACCCGCCGGCTGGCTCGGGCTCTTTCCTTTACCCGGCAAAATCGCGGACGCTAACCCTCTAGTATGTGAGGATCCTTGGGTTAATTACAAACCTGAGAAACAGACGTTCAACAAGCCGAAAAGATTTACAAATCACGTCATGAGCAAGAAAAGACTTGCCCTTCCGCTACACTTTTGCACAGTAGATAGAATATATACAGAAAGCGCCCCCCCGAAGGCGCCTTCGCGTGTTTATCGAACAGTGGTGGATAGGGCAAGTTCTCTTGCTCGCATGGATCTGAGCTACGTGAAAGACGAACTCTTATTCATTCAGACGATCCTCGATGATCCTCTCCTTGGTCAGCACCTAATTAGTTGCTTTACCTCGGGGAAGTCTTACCGAGTGGTCGCATGACCTGATGTGCCCCATAGGCCACCGGAGGGTGGGGCGTTATAAATATACCCTTTGTCGAGTCAGCAAAGTAAAATAACCATGACAGTGGGTCCATACCGTAATTGCCCAAAACGTTCCGAGCAAGGTGCCAGTTACGTGCTAAGTTGCGAAAGCATAAATGCCTACAGACTGCACGGGCAACCGCAAGGTGGTATGGATGAACAGTCGCTAGTTACTCTTCTAGGGCTCCACGATAAAAAGTAAACATAAAATTATGAATGGTAGCAATAAGCCAACCAGGAAACAACAACCAGCTGTTAAATCAGCCAGAGCCATCCCCGCAGCAAGGCCCTCAAAGGGAGGAGCTCCTCCAGGAACGAGAGGAACTGCTTCAACGGATAGCAGTCTTGCAGAGGTTAAGGGAAGCCGCAGATCTCGAACAGGTCCAGTTCGCAGCAAAGACCAGGACGCCTGGAGCGTCGAAGCCAGTTATGGCGGGATCGGAGGCCGTATTAGAGGCGGTCTGTCCCCCAATGAAGACGGATTCCGCTCCAACCACCTACGATCGAAGTACAAGCGCCAGACTTTCGACATCGCCGAAAAACCCCCAAGACTCGAAGAGTCCGAAGCTGCTCCTCGAACCGACGATTTCATCGAGTTCGACGAGGTCATCACGACTGTATCGGGAAGTTCAACCTTTTCAATACAACACTTCGACGTCAACCCCGGTCTCGCCAGTACTTTTCCGCGATCATCCATCCAGTCCTCCCAGTATACCGGGTACACCTTCGGTTTCTGCGAGTTCTACTACCGGCCGACAATCACCGAGTTCACTTCTAGTGGCAAAGTGATGATGTCATTCGACCTTGACGGTGCGGACTCTATCGATCCGGTTTCGAATGCCGAGATGGAGAACAATACGATTCATCGCGATGGAATGCCGCATCAAAGTATGGGCTTCGAGATCGCGGGTGTCTCGCGGAAGCTGAAGTACAACTTCGTCCGGACGGGTCCTGTCCTTCTCGGAGCCGACCCGAAGCTTGCTGATGTCGGTAGACTCTGGCTCGCCGTCAACGGTACACCAACTGGCCTTATTGGTGAATTGCGAGTCCGTGGCTGGTTGAAGGCAAAGGACCGGCTTCAGAATCCGGCCGGTTTCGCTCTACCTCTGTATCTTACACAGGTCTTCCTCCCGGCTGTCTATCCTGCAGTCGATAACGTCGATACTACTATCGGTTTTACCTTCACTCCGCCCACGGTCAGTACTGGTCTTGGATTTGCGCCTTATTCGGATCTTGATCCAATCAATGTCTCTGGATGGGCCGTCTCTGCCGGGCAGTTACTTGCTCCTGCGAGCGCTGTTTACCAGATAACAGTCCATGCGACTTTCTACGATGCCTCCAATACCCTTACCAACTGCAGATTAATCTTTGTCGGTAACGATGGGTCCGTCCAGAAAGAGGCTATATTGACCGCGGCCGATGCCCCGTCCAACTTGTCCGCTGTAACACTTAGTGGGACTTTTGCGATGCCTATGGCCATCGGCAGAAGCCTCATTGCGTATTATAGGTGCTCAGACGTCGGAGGTAACACAATTAGATTCATAGGTGCCGTTTTAACAATCATTACTATGTAATTGTTAGAACGGCATACGGTCCGCTGAAATGCAGCTAAAGACTGCTACCGACGAACGGTGAAAACATCCCTTGCTCCCACGCCGCCAACCTTGCTCGATTAACCCGTCTCGAGCCCAATTGTCAGGCTAGCATTGGATGTAATAAATTGTATATTCCCCTGTGGACAAGGAATACATGAATAAAACCACAGAACGCTTTGGAACCGTTCTTAAGGTAAAAATGTGAACGATGACTGTCGGGGTCGTCTATTGTCACAGCGATAACCTAATCGCAAAAACTCAGGGTCCCTAGTGGACGGTTGTCTCTTGGTCGGAACAACCCCTGAGTGTTGGCTACACTGTCTAACCAACAGATGCCCGCTGGTACCGTACATACCTGCTTTAACCTTTCAAGAAAAGTGCCGGCAAAAGCGCGCTGTGGAGCGCGTCCCAATTACATATCCGAATCAAACACCGCATGAATCCATTTCTACGCGTATTTGGCCCTGTTTGCAAGGAGTTGTATCCGGTTACGGGTCTGATCCCCCGTTCTTCCTAATATAAGGTGTATCTCCTGATCAGAGATTGCCAGGTCCGTTATAGAATAGATCGCATTAATTTCGCGACAACGTCTACAACTACTGGAAGGTCCGCCTTCAAGATCCTG